AGGCACAGCCGATTATTCCCATTGATAGACAAACCCAGAAGTCCCGCCATTCTGCGGGTGTCATAATCGATTTTATTTGTTTCATTTCACTATCTCCTTGTATGTATCCAATATTTCTTTGGCTCCTTATTTTGCGTTTAATTTTGCCAGCGTAGCTTCCGATGAGTTTTTGTAAATCGGAGTCTCTGCTGTTCTTGACATTGGGGCTTTACCCCCAGTGTCAGTAGATTCGACTTCAAAAGCACCAGCGTCGGTCAGTAGATTATAGGCATCAAGATTCTTGCGTGCCTGTTCGACTGTTATCTCATCTGAGAGAACAAATCTGTCTTTGATTTTGCTGATTTTGGGATAGCGCTTGTCAGTATCTTTGATATTGAATATCTCAGATATTGATTTCCATTCTGCTATGGTTTTGTTGTCGAGTTCAGTCTTGTGAGCTTCATATTCTGCCTCGATGCTTTTTAATCGGTCAAGCTCTGCTTTGTTGTCATTGCTTGATAGCGCATTGATTTCAGATTTCTTTGTTTCGAGTTCCGATTCCAGCTCACGGATTTTCTCTTTGCGTGTCTTGCTTTCATTGTTTGCCGAACTCAAGTCACTGAGAACAGTTGTCGCCTCACGTTTAGCATCTGCCAAAAGTGACATAATTTCCTCTCCTGCATCAGCAGGAAGTTTGCCCTGAATCTTATCTAAGATTTCTTTTAGTGCCATTTTTAACCTCGTTATTAGATTACTGCCCATGCCCCATCTGCATAGCAGAGGAACGTTTTTGATACTGTTGTTGCGATCGTAATCGCAGAAGTGTCTAAACTAATGGTGTCTGTGCCAGCAGGCGCAACATCAACCGAAGCCGTGTCTTGATTTGATACTATGATTCTGAGCCCCTTTGTGGCTGCTGGCAGGATAATATCCCATGCCGTTGAATAGTTCGCTGTCAATACTACGATTTGGCTGGCTGCTGTGATTTGATAGTCATCACCTTCCTCGTCATCAAGATCGATTTCGGTAACATCATAGGTTGCGTCCATAGCATCCAGACGAGCCGTGACGCCTGTATTGACAAACGTGGTTAGCTCCGATAATGAAACGTCAACGGGAGCGCCCCCGCCTGTGGATTTCCGTATTTGTAATGTATCGTCAGTTCTGAGCATCTAATGCCTCCTTTAATTGCCTCTTAAGTGAGTCTATTTCTTGTTCTTGTTCATTGATAGCATTCATGAACTCAGCATAGCTGTCATGATATACCGACCGATTCCATGTTATCTTGGCATTGAGTTTCAAAATCTTAATTATTTGCAACACAACAACCAATACCGATATTATAAGCAACGCTAAAGTCATTTAGTCCCTTCCTTGTAGTCATCTTCTGTTATCTGGAAAAATATATGCCTGCAATTCCATGCCCTTTCAGAGGCGTTGTCAATCTCGAATTTCCTGCGCTCTGCATCAGTAAAATAGCGAATAGCCAATCCCTCACGGCAGGCGTCACGAGTGCGCCCGTCATTCGGGCCGGAATATTCCCAATAAAGATCGCCATCATAGCTCTTGGCAGCTTCATTTTCAACCTGCTGTGAAAACTGAGCACGTGATGTCATAGCGTAGGTGGTCGAATATCTCTTAAGGTTGTCATTTAGTTTTGAGCTAATGGCATTGATGAAATCCAATTCGGTAGTGCCTGACAGCGCAAAATTCATTAACTCCACGTGAAGGGAATTAGCGAACTGGTCACTGATTGCCCTGAACTGAGCAAGTTCCAGATTTTGAAATGCTGTCAGTGCCTCTGCTGAGCTTGCTGAAAACTCAGTCGGCAAGCCAGCTCCCGATCTCATAGACTTAACCTCTTCAATCAGTTCCTTATCAGAGCCCACAAGCTCCCTTACAATCTCGTAATATCCTGACTTGGCAATAGAGTCAATGATGCCACTATAAAGCTCAGGAGCGTATCGAATACGAGCTTCGGCATTGGCTGTGAACAGATAGCCAGATTTGGCATTGAGCAGAATAAGAGACTTTAGATTCTCCAAAGCCTTGACTAATCCCGTCTCAAATGCCGATACTTGCTTATCTGCTACTGACATTTATATCCCCAAATCCGCAGGCAAGATTGAAGCTATCCCGTTAATCTGCGCCTGCTCGTCTCTGATGCGTTTAGCTTCCTCGATTGCCTCCTCTTGCGTAAACATTGGATTGTTCTCACGAATAGCATCGGCAAGGCTCATCATACCTGACATGATTTTTTGCTGCTGCAAAGCCACTGTTTCAATCGGATTGCTGTCAAATACGATCTTTCCGAAGTTCACGTCAATCTTGATGTCCTCAGGGAATCTAAATGCCGTATTCTTTGTATAGCAGATTGTAGCGTTTTTAACGAGATCAATTATCGGCTTGCGATATATCTCTTGCTTTAGATTATTGCGTGTGATAACTCCCTGCTTTGACAGCCTGAGTTGATAACCTGAGTTTATCGAGGCCGTGTCATGATTGAATGCGGACTCACTAAGCCCGAACTGTTTGGCAAGCGTTACTTTCCTTGCGTTAATGATTTGTGCTACGGTGTCGAGTTTGGCATCTGGAGTGATATACTTGGCGTCAGGTGTCGTTGCATTACCATAATCTCCACTATCAAAATCTATCCTGCGTGTAATTCCTACCTTGATGTCTTTTCCAGACTCGTAGCCTGTCACGATTAGCGTTGAAAATGATTGGAAATCCAGAGCCAAGTCGAGGTTGCTTTCTCGTAGGTTGATGTTTATGTTCCCTTCAATTAACGGGTAGCCGTGGTCAACCCAAAACGAGTCAACCTCGATTAAAGGCGAAATCCATACGACTGGAATTGTGCCGTATTGATTAGGTATTGGCTCTGTTACTGTTTTTAATTCGATGAAATCTTTATTTAACTGGACTTCCGAATAGCTTTCACGAGTCCATTTTGCGTATATGGTGATTGGTGTTGCGAGTCTGGTGTCAGTGTCTCTATCAACGGCATAATAGACAGTAGAAGCCTTTGTCGGGTCTTCTTTGTCTTGCACGACAAAACACTTGTCTGGTGTGATCACGTCTATTACAACACGTTTATCTGTGGTGTGCCAGCGTGGGACTAATCCGATCTTTCCCGTAAGCTCTGCCATTCTATCTGCTACAATGAGCTTTTTCCATATCTCTGAATCTGAAAGCATCGTCTGGAACGTGGTCTTAATTTCCTCATTGTCGGTATCAACATTAATCTCTGCAGGAACTTGAAACAAGACCGCAGTCTCGTCTATGATCTGCTGTGTAATGCCGTTTGTGGAGATATAGTTCTGCATATCAAGCCAAGTTTCAGGATATGTTTTAGCGCATACGTATTCCATGTATTGACGTTGCTGGTTATTATAAAAATCAATGGCAATAGCAGCGTTTATCATGCGCCTGCGCTCATCTGCTGTTTTAGCTTTTATTTGCATGGATTCAATCATATTTCCCTCTTGCTTGGCTTCCTGTATATCAATTCTTGGAACGTCTGGAATACATCATAAGTCGTAGCGTCCAACATGTGAGTCCGCTCTTTATCTATCCCAGTCTTTTGAAATTCCCCATGCTCATCAGTGACGCACATTTCCATATCTTTGATCAAATTCTCACAGTTGCGAGTGACAAGCCAAAGCCCCTTCTGCATTGCTATATTGGCTATGGTTATGCGCTTTGATGCCAATGGATTTGACGTTCCCTTAATGGTTATGCCATACTTTTTCATTATGATATGGTCAGTCATATTGCCTAATGTTTTACGAGCATTTCCCGTCATGTCTGGACGTGCCTCAATATTATATATCTTGCTTACGGATGGGTCTATGTGCTGTTGATACCATAGATTTGGATAGCGTTGCAATAAGAGCATCATTGCCCTATCAGTGAACGAGGCATAGCCATCACAGCCCTGAGCCCCCCTAATGAATAGCTCATCAAATGTGATCTTTTTACCATTTGCGTCCATGTAAGATACAGATATGCAGAATGGATCAACATTAAAGTCAACTCCGATATTAATGTTTTGAGGTATTTGGCTAATATCTATCGGGTCAATAAGCTGTCTCTCGTCATAATTATACATAGCTCGCAAGCCGTTCAGATTGACATACTGACCATTGATATACATAGCAACATGCGCATCATCGTAAGAGTCCATTAAATCCTCTACAAATGATGCTGGAAGTGACTTATTATCGGTGGTGCTTGCCGTGATCTGATGTATCTTTTTAGACTTATAAAGTTCGTATGTGTATTTGTGCCCTTCGGGTGTCGTGGTAATCGATAGAGTTGCGTCCTGACATCCACGCAAGCGAGCCAGTGCCCTTACCCAAATCGGCTTTTGTCTGGATTGTGGCAAGACATCAAATTCGTCAAGTATGCCATCAGTTGCCGTAAAGCCCACGAGATACTTGAAATTCTCAAGGGATATTAGCTTGATAGTGCCCTTCAATTCGGGAGTGTCTATCAATATCAATCTATGTGCTTTATCCTCATGATAGCGGATATTTAGTAGCTCCAGTGTCTCGATAAGCAAAGGGTAATATGTGGAGCTGACAATGTCGTAGGTCGGGGCGCAGTAGAAAATGTAAGCCTTGCCCTTGCGTAACTCCAAAAGGTAAAGAGTGCGCATGACGTTTGCATAGGTTTTTCCGGATCCGTAGCCAGCGCAAATGCAATTGTGCTTATGCTTGCCGGTAACATATTGCATCTGGTGCGGGTAAAGTCCAAGTATGGCTTTCACCTTCATAGTGGTTTCCAGTCAAATCCCGCAGCTTGTGGCTTGGAATCATCTTCATACTTGGCAGTCTCGGAGTATCCTCTCCGCTTACCTTGACATTTCAAATGGAATATGATAGCTGTGGTGTCCCCTTTTTCGATCTGGTCGTATAGCTTGCTTTCGGTAAAGTCTAATTGTGAGTCTTGGATTTCAATTACCGCTTTCTTGTATTCTGGATCAGTCCCCATCCATTCGTAATGTGTGCTTCTACAAATATTAGCTTTTCTGGCAGCATTAGAAACTATCCCATGCGAGCCTTCAAGGGCGTTTAGCATGGCTTCTTTTTTGTGAGTAGTATTTGTTTGACCTACTGGATCCGGCTTTGGTGGTCGTGGTTTTCGCTTTGCCTTAGTCTCTTCTTTGGCTTTCACGCAAAGCAACCCTTCTCGTCATTTCTATACTTTCCACAAATATACGCAAACAAGTCCTCAGTCGCTATGTATTTGACAGTATCACAATTGCCACGAATTTTACACGTCCCGCATGACATGCCTTCTTTGGCTTCGATCTGATTGGTGACTCGTTTTTGTTCTTTTATTCGTTTCATGAGCCAAACTTAGCATAGCTAAATATCCTGTCAAGTGTTAATTAGTCACGTGTCATAATTTATTTTGCGTATGCAATCCAATATCCTACAATAACTTACATTTTGTATTTACTACTTTCTACGCTTTTTTACATCTTTTTTCTTGACATTTTATGCAGGTCACTTATATTGTAGCCATATCGATCAGTGCTTCACGGCAAATCAAACTGATCGGTGGAAGGAGACAACATGATACAGAATTTGACAACCAACATTACTCCCCTCGAGTTCGCCATGATTGTGAAGATCGCACACAGCGAGTATAACGCTGTCAACGGCAGAAGCCCAAAGAGTAGCTACGACACTGACACTTATATCAATATGGTCGTTGAGACACAAGAAGATAAGGGCGTGTTAAGTTCCCTTATTAAGAAAGAGCTTGTTTACAGCACAGTCGTCAAGACTGGATCAGATGACAATACCTGTATGCTTTCTGAGACAGGGTTCCAGATGTATCTTGAGATCATGGCAACAAAGGAGATATCATGGACACAGGAATGAAGAAAGGTAATAAGCGAATCCACTGCCCCTCATCTACCGGTAATGGGATTACGGTCGATAAAGGCTGTAATGGATTTTATGTTTCACTTGAAAAGTATGTTGGTCTTGGCTGTGCCACAGTGCCATATACCCTCATATCAATGAAAGCGTTTGATGAATGTGACTACAATTTCTTTGAAGACGCTTTTGAAATGCTAAAAGGAGAATGACATGAAGGAGATCGCAAAATGACACAACACGAAATCTTAACAAACAAGGGCTTCCTGCCCTACATGACAAAATCGTATTCACGCACAATCGGGAGCGTCAATATTTCTTGCCAGGATATGGCTTCAGGATTCTACATCTTCGCAATGAACGAGAAAGGACAACACTTATATCAAGCTACTAAGATCCAGCTTGCCGAGCTTGGTCACTACCTTGACAAGGCGATTGAGATTGTTAAGATGGGCGGTATGGAATGAAACAAATAAAATCGATTATGACACCCGCAGAATGGCGGGACTTCTGGATATGTCTATCAATGGGAATAATCGGCTGTGCCGTCATGTATGGCATAGTCTGGGCGCTGTGGGTAGTGTTATGAAATACGACGACTTCATAAAAAGCAAAATGACAAAGTCGGTTGACTCTGGATTTGAGATCAGTGTTGACGATCTCAATCCCATGTTATTCGATTGGCAAAAAGAGATAGTCCGATGGTCATTGGCAAAGGGCAAGAGTGCCATATTTG